CCGGTTGATTTCATCTGGCGTGACCCGCGCTTCTTCCAATTCGACAAGACCACGCGCCGCTCCTTGCGCATGCGCATCGACGGCATGGAAGAGGGTCCTGAGCTGGCACCCGGCAAATGGATTGGTCATGTGCCGAAGATCAAATCGGGCATCCCGATCCGCCAGGGCCTAGCCCGGCTGTCGGCCTGGGCCTGGCTCATCAAGAGCTACACGCTCAAAGACTGGCTCCAGTTCGTCGATGTGTTCGGCATGCCGTTGCGCCTCGGGCGCTATCACAGCCAGGCGAGCGGCGACGACAAGCGGGCGCTGCTTCGGGCCGTGCGGTCCATCGCCGTTGACGCGGCGGCGATTGTGCCGATGGGCATGGAGATCGAGTTCATCAAGGTCGAAAGCGGTCGCGGCGAGAGCGTGTTCGGCGCTTTGGCTGAGTTCGTCGACGCGCAAATGTCGAAGGCCGTGCTCGGCCAGACCATGACCACCGACGACGGCTCTTCGCTTGCTCAAGCGCAGATCCACAACGAGGTGCGCCTCGATATCATGAAAAAGGATGCGCGCCAGCTCTCCAACACGATCAACCGCGATCTCATCCGTCCCTTTGTCGACCTCAACTTTGGGCCGCAAGAGACCTATCCAGTGTTTCGGCTGCCGGTGGATGATCCCGATGATCTTGGCGCACTTTCTGAGCAACTGGCCAAGCTGGTACCGCTCGGATTGAAGGTGGGTCAGAAATCGATCCGTGACAGGTTCGGCCTGCCGGAGCCAGAAGACGACGAGGAGCTCCTGGTAGCTCGGGCAAATCCGGCGCCGCCGCCGGCCACCGGCGATCCTGACAACGAACCTGATGAGGATCCAGAGCAGGCGCAGGCCAACCGCCAGCCTTGCCCCGGATGCGGCCAGGTCCACAAAAGCATGGCGCGAAGCGGCGAGCCGGACACCGAGGCTCTGATTGACCAGCTCGGCCAGGATGCGTTGGCCGAATGGGAACCGCAAATGGACCCGCTACTTGAGCCTATCCGTGCCCTTGCCGAGCGATCGACGTCGGAGGCGGAATTCATGGCCGACCTGCCTGAAACCCTCAAAGCCATGAATGCCGGACCGCTGGTTGAGAAACTCGCCATCGAGCTCTTCAAGGCGCGCGGCGTGGGTGACGCCGCCGATCACTAACCATGGCCGACGCCATCGACCTGGCGCGCGATCCAGCGCCCGAGGTGCGTCGCTACTTCGCCGAGAAGGAGCTGAGGCCAGCTTTCTCCTGGCTTGATGTCTGGGGGGACGAACATGCCCACGCCTTCACCGTCGCCAAGGCGATGGAGATCGACGTCCTCACCGCGATCCAAACAAGCCTCCAGGATGCGATCGAGGATGGCGTGCCGTTCGAGGCCTGGGCGCGCGACCTGACGCCTGAGCTGCAACGCCTGGGTTGGTGGGGCACCGGGCCGATGACCGATCCCGACACCGGTGAAACACGCCTGGTGCGGCTGGGCAGTCCGCGCCGCCTTGAAACCATCTACCAGGCCAACATGCGTTCCGCTCGCGCGGCCGGCCAATGGGAACGCGCGCAGCGCACCAGCGCCGGTCTTCCCTATTTCCTCTATGGCTTATCGACGGCCGAGAACCGCAGGCCGGAGCACGAAGCCAAGGTCGGCACGATCTTGCCGGTCGACCATCCGTTCTGGGACCAATGGTTCCCACCCAATGGCTGGGGCTGCAAATGCTGGGTGCGGCAGATCACCAGGCGCGAGGCCGAACGGCTAGGCGGTGCGACGCTGGAGCCGCCGACAATCGAAACCCGTCCCTTCATCAACCGGCGCACGGGCGAAGTGACCCGCATTCCAATCGGCATCGATCCGGGTTGGCACACCAATCCTGGCAAGGCGCGCGAGAGGAACGTCGCCACGTTCCTGGCCGGCAGGCTCGAGCAGGCCGATGAGGAGCTGCGCCGCATCGCGATCGCCGACATCGCTGGCGGTCCCATGGTCGAGGCGATGGTTGACGGCCGCTTCTCGGACGAGGTTCGGTTGCCGATCGCTGCTTTGGTCGATCGGCAGGTCGCGTTGTTCCTGTCGGCGCGCTTAGTTCGCGCCGCTAGTGACCTCTCGCTTGGCCCGCGCGATTGGGCAGCGCTTGCCGACCAGGTCGGCCGCGCCGCGCCGCAGCTCGACGGTGATGGCAACCGCATCGTGCAGCTGGTTTATGCCGGCCGGGAGATCGCGGTCACGGTGGTCGAGCGCGACAGTCTTTTCGAGATCGATCGGCTCGCCTTCTAGGCGGCCGCCATAGAAGCCCCAGAAACGCCCTCCACCTTTCAGCCCCGCGATTGTTGCGGGAGTTCGCAAAAACCGCTGAGCGGCTTTCAATGACGCCTTAACGGCGAAGCTGTTCGCGCTTGCCAGATGCAGTGCGCGCACGCTACGCATATCCGTCTCCCAAATCCTCGATCGCTGTCCAAAGGCGCCCCGGTATCAGCTGCTACCGGCAGGTACCCTATTGCCCATGCCTAGATGGCCGCATGAGCAAGAAGCGCACCCAAGCTGCCTGTGGTCGAACGCTCGCCCTTTCCGCTAAGGGGGCAGCGCCAGACGAGGTCTTGCTGTTTCCCGCTGGGCAGATTGATGCCCGTGATGGCCGATCTTGGATCAACGATCGTCCCGAGGCCATCCTTGCCGCCTTTGCGTCCGACGGCATGGACCTGCCGATCGACTACGAGCACGCCATTGAAGTCGCGGAGCGTACCGGCCAGCCGATCCCGGCTGCTGGTTGGATCAAGGGCCTGACAGAAAAGGACGGTGCCGTCTGGGCGTCGATCGATTGGACCGAACGCGCCGAGGAAATGATTGAGGCACGCGAGTACCGGTTCGTTTCGCCCGTCTTCTGGTTCGACGATGAGGGTTCAATCTTTGAGCTTTCGTCTGTCGCCCTGACCAACGACCCGGCCATCCGCCAGCCAGCGCTCGCGAACCGCACACCAAATCCCGACACACCCAAACCTGAGGAGCCAGCCATGGACAAGGCAGCCCGCAAGACCCTGTGCACCAAACTCGGCCTCGCTGAGGAAGCATCCGACACGTCGATCCAGGAGGCGGTCGACAAAGCGCTTGCCAGTTCCAAAACGCCGCCTCTTGAGCAGTTCGTGCCGCGCGCCGACCACGACAAGGTGAAAGAGGAGCGCGATCAGGCCCTGGCATCGCTGAAGAAGCACGAGGACGACGAGGTCGAGGCGCTGGTCGATGCTGCTGTAGCGGCCAAGAAAATTGCACCCGCCTCGAAGGCCTATCATCTCGCTGCCTGCAAGAACGAGGGCGGCGTGGACGCCTTCAAGGCCATGGTCGGCGAACTTCCTGTCAACCCGATCACTCAGCCCTCCGACCTCGACGGCAAGAAACCGCCCAACGCTGGCAGCACATTGACCGCCGAGGAGAAAGCGATGTGCGCCCAGACCGGCGTTTCGCACGAGGACTACCTCAAAACCAAGGCCAGTCTGGCGGCAGCTTAAGCCGCATTCTAACCACTCTCGAACACCATTTAAGGAGCGCCAGCCATGGCACTTACGGCACCCCGGAAAATCCAAGAGGTCGACGGCGTCAAGCGTTCGCTGGCTATGAAAGGATCAACGACGATCCACAAAGGCGCGCTCGTCGTGCTCGACGCGACGGGCTTGGCGACTTTTGCCACAGCTGCCGCCAGTCTTCTCGCGGCCGGCATTTGTGATGCATCGACCGTCAATGATGGCGCGGATGCAGCGAAGGCGGTCCCGACCCGGCGTGGCACGTTCCTTTTGAACAATGACGGGACGAACCCTGTCACCCGCGCCCACATCAATCAGGACTGCTTCATCGTCGATGATGAAACGGTCTCTTCCGACAACACCGGCACTAGCCGCGCGGGGACCGTCTTTGACGTTTCCGACGCCGGCGTTTGGGTCACGATCTAACGGCGCTCTGCGCCAGCTTTAGGAGCACGACATGGAATTCAACGGTGTCTCAATTGCTGCGCTCGGCGTGGCGCTATCAACGGCCTTCAATACGGGCCTCAATGAGGTCGAGCCGACCTGGAACATGATTGCCGAAGAAATCCCATCTTCGACCAGCACCCAGGACTACGCCTGGCTTGGCGAGTGGCCCGATCTTCGCAAATGGGTTGGCGACCGCGTCATCAAGGAGCTCTCCGGCTACGACTATCGCTTGGTCAACGAGCCTTTCGAAGCCACCATCGGCGTCAAGCGCGCTGATATCGAGGACGACAACGTCGGCATCTACGCCAAGCGCGCCCAGATGCAGGGCCGTTCTGCCGGTCGCTGGCCCGACACCTTGGTTTGGCCGTTGCTGCCGCGCGGCTTCTCCGAGGTCTGTTACGACGGGCAGAACTTCTTCGACACGGACCATCCGATCATCGATCCGGAAACTGGCCAAGAGACGAGCGTCTCCAACATGCAGGCCGGCTCCTCGACCCCTTGGTATTTGCTCGATACCACCCAGGTGATGAAGCCGCTCATCTACCAGAGCCGGGTCAAGCCTCAGTTCGCGAGCCGCGACAATCCTGAGACATCCGATCACGTCTTTATGAAAGACCAGTTGCTTTACGGCACACGGGCGCGAGGCACGTCCGGCTACGGGCTTTGGCAAACGGCCTTCGGTTCCAAGGCCGACCTTACAGAGGCGAACTTGGACGCGGCGTACACGGCAATGATGAGCCTTAAGAACGATGAAGGCTCACCGCTGGCGATCATGCCGAACCTGTTGGTTGTTCCGCCCGCACTGCGCACAACGGCGGCCGAGCTGGTGAAAGTGAAACGCAAGGCCAACGGCGCCGATAACCGCAACTTCGAACTGGTCGAAGTTCACGTATCGCCCCGCCTAGCTTGAGGCGCGGTGCTTCCGATCTAAAACCCGCCGACTTCGGTCGGCGGGATTTGCCAAAGGCCAGGCATGGTTATTGCTCAGGCCCTTCGCAAATCCCGGCCCCTTCTAAGGAGACCTGCCATGATTTCTATCACTGCATCGCGCACCCACCGCCGCGCCAATCGCAATTTTGAGCGTGGCGTCGCTGTCGAGATCAATCCTGAAGATCTGACCGAAGAGGAGAACCTGGCACTGCTCTCCGATCCGGAGCTCTCTATTCGCGAGGTTGAAGCGCAGGCCAAGACCGCTACGGCCAAAAAGCCGGAGGCACCGCAACTGTCGGCCGAGGAGCGTGCTGAGAAGCTGCTGTCCGTCATTCCAGAGCTCGGAGAGGCCGACACCAACAAGGACGGTTCACTGAAGGTGAAGGCCGTCTCTGCGCTGGCCGGCTTCGATGTGACCAAGTCTGAGATTGAAGCCGCGCAGGCACAGTTGGCCCAGGGCAGCGAAGGCGAAGGCGAAAACACGTCCGCCGAATGAATGCCAGGGGAAGCGCTCGCGCCCAGCAGTCAGACAAGCCGAGGAGCTCCTCGGCCCGAGCGCCAGGCGGGAGGGTAGCCCGCCACATCAGATGCACCCCGAGAGAGGGCGGTGGTCAGCCAGGACATAAACTCCGAGGCGAGAATGCCTTGGCACCGCCCAGCTGGTTTTTGGAGACCCAATGACCTACGCCACCCGCGCCAATATGGAGGCGATCCACAGCGCCGATTTTATCGCCCGGTTGGTGGACCTCGACGACGATGGCAACGACGAAGCCCAGGTCGATGACGCGCTGGCAGCCGCCACCTCCGAAATCGACAGCCATCTTGGCCAGCGGTACCGCGTGCCGCTCGCCGTCGTGCCAGCCTTCATCCGGCAGTATTGCATCGACATTGCGATTTATGGCCTGGCCAACACGGCATCGCGTCTCACCGACGAGATGAAGGATCGCAAAGAGGCTGCAGTGAAGCACCTCATGCGCATCGCTGATGGCAAGGCCACCCTTGGCGAGGCGGAGGACGCCAACCGCGCCGAGGCCGATCCCGACACGGGATCCTCATCGATCATGATCGATGCCGACGATCGCCGTTTTACCGCCGACAGCATGAAGGGTCTTTGACGTGGCCGGCACCATGCTCACCGTCGATTTGCGCGGTTTCGATACCGCCGATCGCGCGCTTGCCAATCTGGCTGGCCTCGAAAAGCACCAGTTGCTCGATGAAGTTGGCCAAGAGGTGGAAGGCCAGACCAAACGCCGCATCATGTCGGAGAAGACGTCGCCCGATGGTGCGCCCTGGCAGCCAAACCAGGCGGGCACGCCCATTCTTGTCCAATCCGAGGCGCTGCATGGCAGCATCACGCACCTGGTCACGGGCGATGAAACTCAGATCGGCTCGAACCTGGTCTATGCCGGCGTCCACAATGATGGCGGCCGCGCCGGCCGAGGTGCCGGGTTCCAGATGCCACAGCGCCAGTTCCTCGGTCTCTCGGTTGAAAACGAGGACGATCTGACCGCCCTTATTGAAGACTTCCTGGAAAGACAGGTCCAATGAGCGCGCTGGTTGCCCTGCGTTCGGCCATCGTCACCGACTTTGAGGCCGCGATCCCCGACGCCAAGGCCGTCGAACCCTATGGTGGCAAGCTCAATCTCGCCGAGATCAACCGCCTCACGACCCGCGCGCCGGCCATCCTGGTCGCGATGGTCACGGGCGGCTCGTCTGACGAACGGCCCGCCAATCAGTGGCAGGTGGAGATGCTGATCTCGGCCTTCGTGATCGCGGAGGACAAGCGCGGCACCGATCGCGACGCGGTGGCGCTTTCCATCGCCGAGCAAGTGATCGCCCGCGTGGCGGCCTGGCCATGGCGTGGGACCGCGCAGTCGCGCCAGCCGACGGACGTGAAGTTCGAGAGCCTTTACTCAGGCAAGCTGGACCGCAGCGGCGTGGCGCTGCTCGCCGTCACCTGGAAACAAAGCTTGCCGATCGGCACCGATCGCTTTGAAGCCGAACGCATCGCGGCCGAGCTGCCCGACCACACCGATCCGAATGGATTGACGGTTACCGGCAGCTCTTATGGCGCGACCGATCCGGAAGGAGGCTTCCAGGATGCCTGACATTTTCGATCGCCTGCTCGCCATGGAGCTTAAGATTGAGGAGCTGCAGCGCCGCACCGAGGCGGCCGTTCGGGTCGGGCGCATCACTGAGGTCAACCCGGAGCATGGCCTGGCCAAAGTCGATGTCGGCACACCCGACAATCCGCTCGTCACCGGCTGGCTGCCTTGGACCGAGCGCGCCGGCGCCATCAAGACCTGGACCCCGCCCGAGCCAGGCGAACAGGTGCGCCTCGTCTCACCGGCTGGCGATATGGCGCAAGGCTGGATCGACCAGGGTGGGTTCTCCAACGAGAACCCGCAACCTCACGACCAGGGCAAGGAGCGACGCTTCACTGTCGGTGACACCACCATCACCGAGACCGGTGAGGAGATCACGATCGAAACCCCGAAACTCACGATCAAAGCCGATGTGATCATCGAAGGCGATTTCGACGCGAAGGACGGCCACTTCCAGCATGAGGAGGTGAATGTCGGCGAGGACCACAAACACCAAGACACGGCGACAGGCCCCAGCCTGTCCGGCGTGCCGGAAAGGTAGAAGATGAAGCTTCAGGACTATGAATGGCTGGTCGACGGCAGGCCCGACGGCAAACTGCGCAAGGCCGGCGACCGGGTGAAGATGACTGAGGCCCAGGCGAAATACCATCTGCAGATGGGCCACCTCAAACCGGCGTTTAAGGCCGCTTCGAAGACCACTCAAAAGGCAGGGCCGAAGACCAGGAAACCGCGCGGCAAAACCGGCGAACCTGAAACTGCCGAGGATCCGGCAACCAAAACAGATGGGGACGAGCCCGAAGCATCTCGATCGGCTCCGTCGCAAGCGACGACCGCAAAATGAGCGGTTTCGCCAACCAAACGTTCGCGCCGCTTTCGGGCGTTGACCATGTGTTGCAGTCGATCGGGGTGATCCTGACGACGCGGCCGGGCACGCGCGTTGAACGGCGCGCCTTTGGCTCGGACATTCCAGGGCTCATCGATCAGCCGATGAACGAGCAGACGATCCTTTCCATGTTTGTGGCGGCCGCAGAGGCGATCGACCGGTGGGAACCGCGCTTCCGGCTGACCCATGTCGACGTGCCGAAGGCTGGCCCTGACGGCGCCCTGGGGCTGGCGATTGAGGGTTACTATCTTCCGGGCGGGCACCTGGGCGATCCGCGACCGGTCAGCGCCGAGGTTGCGCTATGAGCGACGCGATCAGCCTTGCCACCATCAAGGGCCTCCCCGCGCCAGAGATAATCGAGACCCTTGATTATGAGGTGATCTACGAGGCACTGCGCGCGGATGCACAGGCACGGTTTGATGCGGCCGGCATCACCTACACGGTCGGCGAACTGGACACCGATCCGGTGCAGATCGTCTTGCAGGCGTCGGCCTCTCGCGAGCTTCTGCTGCGCGCCCGCGCCAACGATGTGGCTCGCGCGGACTTGATCGCCTTTAGCTGGCGATCCAACCTCGATCACATCGCCGCGAAGTTCGATGTGGTGCGTCTGCCTGACGAGACGGACGAAGGCTTGAGAGGGCGCACGGCCCTGGCCATTGCCGGCAGGTCGCCTGGCGGCACGGAGGAGCGCTATCGCGCCGTCGCCCGCGCCGCCGATGTTCGGGTTGCCGAGACAGCGATCTACCAAGTGGACGGTGGGCCTCAATTGGAACTGGCGGTGCTCGCCACCGACAACAATGGCGTGCCCGATCAGACGCTGCTCGATGCCGTTGAGGCCGCCGTCACGGCGAAGGACGTGCTCCTAGTCGGCGACGCGATCCGCGTCGTCTCGGCGGTCAAGGTCGAGGTCGATGTCAGCGTCGATGTCTGGCTTTTGCCGACCGGCGATGCGGCGCTCCTCGATCGCATGGAAAGCCTGCTGATGGAGGCATGGACCAGCGAAGGCGGCATTGGCTTCGACCTTAACCCATCTTGGATCACCAGCCGGCTTCACTTGGCTGGCGTGTCGCGCGTGGTGCCGACCAACCCTGCAGCGCCAGTCGTTGCCGCGCCTAACCATGCCATTGCGATCCAGTCCGTGACCGTGACGTTCAAGGGGCGCCAGCGATGAGCGCTCAGCATCTGCTTCCATCCAATGCCACGCCGATCGAGATGGCGCTGTCGGAGGCGCTGGACCGCGACGGGGTGCTCGGCCCGCCGATTGACGCGATCGCCGGTTGGCGCTTCGATCGCCCGCTGCCCGACGGGTTCGGACCCTGGCTGGTCAATGACCTGACGCTTGGCACCATCCGTGCATTCTTCCAAACCGATGAGGCCTGCATCGACGCTGGTTGGCCCTGGTTGCAGATACGCGGCACGGTCCAGGCCGTGGAAGATGCGCTCGGCTGGATCGAATACGGCACCGTCACAGTCGAGCCGCCTGTAAACGGCCGACGCAAATGGAACCGCTGGCAGATGGCCATGGGTGAGCTGCCGACCGGCATGGACGGCCTGCCGCTCGAAACCGATCGGCTGCTTGATGCCGAGTACCTGGCGAGCCTGTCCGACCCGGCGCGCGCAATCTTCTGGCGCGGCCATCATGGCTACGATGTGCGCGCTTTGGTCTGGGGCGACGGACGCTGGGGCGATACCATCTGGGGCGATGACAGCGGCGTTCGCCTTGAGGACGGCCAGACCAAATGGTCGCACGGCCGCGACCACGGCCCGTTCGAGGCGACAGCGGACGCGGCCACGCGCACGGCCTTGGGCCTTGATGATTTTGCGGCCGGCACGATTGGCTGGACGACACCTCTCACCTGGTCACAACTTGCCGGCATCACATGGGCGCCGCCAACGGCAGAACAGATCGCCGGGCTTCTGGCGACCGTTGTGTCGGGCTTTCCGATCTATGTTGGGTTTTTCGATGCTGATGGCGATCTGATCGGCGCGCGTCGGGCGATCGAGCGCAAGGCCGCTGCCACCTTTGATGGCGCGCCGGTGCCCGGCGATCAGACGGTTCTGGAGATCACCTGCCGCACGGGCTTTGGCGATGGCGCCGGACAGACTGCCGCTTCGCTCGCCGTCCTCTTTGACGTGCGCTCGGCCAATGGGCCGGGCGATCTGTGGGTGGCTCCGGATGATCTGGTGCCGCCCGACGGCCAAACGCTGGCCGACGTGACGGTCGGCGGCTGGCCGCTGAACATCCCCGATCCTCCGGACCAAGGTCCGACCGGGCTCGCCTTCACCCACACGATCCGCGAACACATCACAGCGAGGGTTCGCCTGCTATGACTGTTAACCCAGCAGACTTTCGCCCCTATCCGGACCTGCCCGAGATCTACGACCGCGCCAGCCAGCGACCCGATTGGGCGCGCTTGCTTTTTCCCGAAGGTCGCTTGTCGCAATCGACCGCTGTAGGCGATGCGCTGATCCTGGAAGAGCGCGCCCGCACCTCGATCGGCAACATGGTGGCCCGTGACGGCGACCGCATCGAAGGCCCGGCTCCCGTGGTTGATGTGGATGCCGGCACCGTCACGATTGGCGACAGCCTGATCTATGTGCTTGGCCGCACCCGTCCGATCGGCGGCATTACGCTAACCGGCGTTCCGATGACCGGTGAGGTGACGATCGGCGTGCGCGTGACCCGGCAGTTCATCACCCATGTGGAAGATGATGCGCTGCTCGGCCTGCACGAAGACACGGCCGCCCATGGCGAGCCTGGCCCGATTGCCGAGGTGCAGCCGGTCGCTTGGGGCTGGGTTCTTGATGAGACCACAAATGATGGCGGCACAGGCGACCTGGTGCCGGTTTACCGGCTGATCGACGGCGTTGTCATCGACCAGACGCGCCCAGCTGAACTGTCCGTGGTTGGCCAACGGATCGAGCAGTACGACCATGAGGCCAATGGCAACTACATTGTTGACGGCTGCGAGGTGTTCGCGCTCGGCACGGTCATGGTCACCGACCCCGATGATGATGTGGCCAAA